GGTCAGAAGATCATAAAAACACCAGGCCGGGTTATCCGTCCAGGCGATCTTGAAACTGCCATTCCACACGCCACTGTAAGAGCGCGTGGTCGGATCGTAATTGACGGGAATGCGCACCCGCAAAAGCTTCATGTCGTAGCTTCTGCGTGGAATCGTTGAAAACTGCGCTGCGTCTACACGCAATGCAATCAACGCACTGTTGGGGTAGCGGAGCTTGCTTTCGATGACTTCGGTGTACGACTCCAAGAATGTCTTGTTCTGAATCGCCGTTGATGTCGAGTCAGCGGTAATCCGACGTACCCGAATCTCCCAAGGCGCACTTCCCGTTAATGGTACGTAGTAGCTGCGCTGGTACTTGGTGGTGGTTTTACCGGAAATCTTGTCTTTAATGACTTCAACAAATCCGCCACCATTGGTTTGGCGATCGATGGCAAAGCTGACCTCACTGCCATTTAAGTCGCCATTGGTGGTGTTCTGGTTGGTCAATTGAGGCACGCTCACCTTCACGCGCACCGCATCCACATCAGCGTCCGTGATCGATCTAACGACGGATTGGTTGGCCTTGATCTCTACACCGACCGAGATCTCGTTCTCAACGGACGAGAACCCCGGTACATAGCTTTGCTGTTGGGTGCCGTTGCGAGACTCCAGTGTGATGCCGGTGAAATTATTCGTGCCATCAGCGTTTTGTATCGGCGTGTCATCCAGATACACCGACTGCAAACCGGCGACCAAGCCTTCGATTTCGCCTTCTGAGATCAAATCAACGACACGTGCATAAGCTTTGGAGCGCAGGCTGTCCGGTGCCTCTTGAGCGACCCGGGCAGCACCGCCACCGCTCTTGCCACCACCACCGGCGCCAATGATGAGGGATGTCATGCCGCTACCTCGTCAACATCAATACCGGCACTGATAACAGCCGATCCGACAATCAGCCGGCCATAGCCGACCGGGACCGGATGGCCTTGTGCGGTGGTGTTAACGGCCCCATTAAAGCTGTAACTCGGCTTGTTCTCCGGTTGCTCAAAGGGCTCAGCCGCTTTAGGCGTGGGTGCGATCATTTGCGACACACCGCCTAGAATCATCGCAGTACCAACTGAGTAAAGCGTCGATTGCGACAAGAAGGCGCCGGATGCCGCCCACCCCATCGGGTTCCACCAGGCGACCGCCAGCAACGCAACACCCAGGAGAATTTGACCAAGCCCATCGCCACCGGCACCCGAGATGACCGGGGCAATGGTGACGTTTTGTAAGCCCACAGGATCATGCAAGCGATCCATCGTCAGGGCATCGCGACCCGCCAGAACCCGGTATCCCACGCCGCGCTCGCCAGAAGCCACCAGTTCGCGCTCGAGGCTTGGAAAATTGGCCACCAGTGCACGAATGGCCTCAGCCGCTGAGGTAATTGCCAGACGGTGTCTTCTGCCATAAGTTTTACCGAGTTCACCGAGAAGAATAATTGTGACCATAGCGAAGGACGTGAGTCGTTATTTTTTGCCAGTAGCCGCCGTAAACATCACGGCTGGAGAGTCGCCCCTGCAAGTGATGCAGGATCAACCCTTCACCCAGATACACGGCAGCATGGTTGGACACCGGGGAAGCCACTTGCATCAAGAAGCAGTCCCCGCCCTGAAGATCAACGGGATCAATCACTGAAAACCCAGCGGCCGCGAAGTTATCCAGATACAGGTTCTCACCACGCTTCCACCATTCATCAAACCGCACAAAGTCAGGCAATCTGATCTGGCGCTCTTTGGTAAACCAGTCGCGTACCAGCGCGTAGCAATCGAGAACCCCATGCGACCACTGACGCCCGACCAAGGGGGCGATGTAGCCAGAGGGGATGAGTTCTGACCACTCCCCGGATGGAAAACTGACGATGTGCCAGATGAGACCACTGGCCTCGCAGGCAACGCGATCGGCCTGACTGGGTTCGGGGGGGAGCCCCGGGTGGCTATGTACGACGCCAACGATTTCACCTTCGGCGTCCGCCGCCGCATAGTCCTCCGGGTGGATCACGAACTGGTCGGACCCGATGCCGATATTGCGACAGCGGATATAGGTCTCTCGACCTTTACGGATAACCAAGAGCCCACAAGCTTCACGTGGGAAGGCCTCGCGGGCGTGTTCGAATGCCAGCGTTTGGTTCGTAGCCAGCATTAGCGAAACAGTCCTGCTGCGGGGAATCCCCCGAATGGCAGCTCAGACGTCTGGCCAAATCGCGCCTGACAAGATGAGAGTCGCTTGCCGCAGATATCTTGAGAGCTGGCAGTGACTCTTTGGTCGTTCGCATCAAAGTAATGGGTGCCGGTATAGCCACATTCACTGCTGCGATAGCGCCACGGACAGACGTTCTGCACGATCTGCCGGCGTGGCAGATTCATCCCCTCCAAGTCAAAGGAAGCAGCGAGTTCGAACTCGATCACATCGCGTGTCTCGCGTGATTTGCGATCGATGTAGTAGATATCGTCTGCGAATTCAGCAGACGGGTCTGCTGTGGGATTGACGCCTCCCGGAAAATTCACTGCATCCAGGTATTTAGCCAGTGTGCGCTTGCGGGTAATCTTCGCGCCGACCAGATCCTGGTAAGTGAGTACCAAGGCTGTGATCGCACCGGTGACATTGGCAACCTTCAGTTTCGGTCTGGGGATCTGCCCGTTACCGTTGAATTCAAACCCTTCGACCTGAATCGGAAATGCATCATAGGCTTTGCCTTGCCACACTACGCGCTGCTGTAATGCATTGGTGCCGGCGTGAAAATAAACCATGCCCTGACCAAAGAGTGATAGCTCCAATACGAAAAGCTCAATAACAGCACTGGGTGCGAGTTTTTGTATTTCAGCGTGAATGGCGGAGGAAGTCATGGATCAGATCCAAGATCACAGGTCAAACACTTGCTTGAACGTGGCACGTACGGTTTCGATGTTGGGTTCATCCACAGACCGACTCCATTCCTCGCAGATGAATTTGCCCACCACGCCGGCAGGCGTGGTCCATGTAAACGATTCGACCGCGCCACGCGCGCGCAAAAAGGCATCAATTGCAGCCGCCTCTGCTGTTGTTTTGCCTCGAAACTCCAGCGACCACACTTCGGGCTGTGTGTTGATTCCAAAAGCCAGTCGCTGCTCGTAACCGTCCCCAAAGGCGACCCGGCGAACGGTGGGGCGAATCGTGAGGCTGGCGCCTGTGGAGGCAATCCAGGTGAAGGTTGCCATTTACAGAGCTCGCCGCGAATCCAGAAGGCCCCCTGCGCGCTTTTGCGCAAGCAGCTCTTGCCGAACGGCGCTGGCAATGGCCCGCCCCAAATCACGCCCACCCGACTCATCCCCACGAGCTGCTGTACCGGCCTCGGTCACGTTCACAGAGATGTTGAAAACGTCGCCACCGGCAGCACCCACTCCGTGTCCTTGCAAGGACACCGGGATGGTTCGACCATCAGGCAGCGGTACATAAGCTTCAGGCCGGGAGCCTTCACCAAAGAGCGCTAATTGGGGAGAAGTTGCCACGCCCCCCGAGGCATAGGCGCGAAGCGGGACAGGGCCGCTACTGCTCATGATGCCGCCATCGGCAAAGGGGAACATCGAGCCGATTGCTTTAGCCAGTGGCCCGGTAATGGCGCTTTGTATCTGTATGCGGATCAGGTCGGCAATGATGGATTGCGCAAGACTCCTGAAACTCAACTTACCCGTCAAAACAAACTGCGTCAGTGCATCGGTCATGCCGGTGAAAGCACTGCGGGTAGCGTTTTCCATTTGCCGACCAACCTGCGAGGCTTCTTCTGAGACGTCTTTCAAAGCTTTACTGATACCTGCTGACGGATCAGAGAGTTCTCTTGCCCGCTGAGCCAACTGTTCAGAGGCGGTCGCTGCTCGCTGAGCGGCTTCGGCAATGCTTTTGAAGGTATCCGCGAATTTTTCATTACCCGGCGAGGCTGAGGCAATAGCTTCAGCCTGAGCTGCCAGCTTGGTCAACTCCTCGGCACTTCGCTGGCGAGCCTGCGAGAGCAAGGTTAATGACGTGACTTCGGAGATCGACCGAGATTCGCGCTGCGTCTTGATCTGCTCTTCAATTGAAGCCAATTCCATCTGGCCACGCTGCGCCTGCTCTTGCAGATCTTTTAAGGTCTCTGCGGGCTGGCGAATCAAACGCTCGGTATTGGACTGCTGCGCATCGCGCTCCAATGTTGCCCGCTTCTTGGCGATCTCGGACAATTTGTCTTCATACTTCAGCTTGTCTTGAACCGTCTTGGCGTCTTTGCGCAGGGCGACTTCAAGCAACAGTTCCTGCTCGGCGTAAAGTAAGCCGATTTTATTGACGAAATCTTCTTGTGCAGCGACGCGTGCCTGGCTGGCTTCTTTAAAGCTGATGTAGCCTGCGTTTTCATACAAGTCGATCAATCGCTGGCGGTCTTTCAAGATGCCAGACTCTTCATCAACCAAGCGCTGAAGCTCTTTAACCTCGTTATCAATACCGGCCATCGACTGAATGGCATTGATCGACGATAGTTTGAAAAAACTCTCCAGATTCGACTGCGATGCCTCGCGCTCCAGGTTCGAGCGCTTGGACGCGATTTCAGACAGTTTCTCCTGCAGCTTTAATTTATCTTGAGTTGACTTTGCATTGGTCTGCAGACTTCTTTTGACCAACGCTTCTTCCTGATCGTAGATCGATCGGATCTTGGTTAAATAAGCTTCTTCTGCAGCAGCGCGCGCTGTGGCTGCTTCCTCGGTGCTGATTAGGCCTGAACTCTGATAGGTGTCGATGATGCGCTGCCGGTCGCGCAAGAGCGTACTTTCTTCGCCAACCACTCGGTCCAAGGCCCGCACCTGATTCTCCATGGCGGATAAGGCATTGCTGGAATTCGCACCATCGGCTGTGTTGTAGTTCAGACGCCTGCGCGGTGCGTCTTGCCCATGATCGCCACTGCCAGCACCTTGGCGAATTGCCTCAAATCGCTTCTCTAGGGCGTCTGCCAACAAGGGCATATTCCACAGGTCCGCATAATTCTGGTTCGCCTGCCGGACAATCTCGTTACGCTTGGTGAGTGCTTCTTTTAATTTTGCGCGGTTTTTTTCTGAGAAGGGATTCATCCCTTCACCACCACCCAGGAAGGTACCCGCTAATTCAATATCGGCCCAGACAGCCTGGAAGCTGCCGACCATGGCTTGGATGGCCTTGCCAATCGCACGCAGTGCATCGATCACAACCGCCAGCGAATAGGCGGCAGTCTCTGCCCACGTCGTAATCGACTTGTCCTGCTGGAGCTTTTGCATCCCTTTGACTGCGTCGTCCGAGCCCAGCAAGATTTTCTTTAGCTCTTCGCCCAAGGCATTCATTGCAGGAATCGACGAGGTCACAATCGTCTGGGCGATGTAGCTGTATTCGGCCCGGGTTCTCGCCATGGCTTTGATAGCATGCTCCGCAGCGAGGACTTGTTCTTCCGTGAGCCGGATATTCAAATCCTGGTTGTCGGCCAGGTCCTTCAAAAAGGGCAGCATGCCGGCGCCGGATTTACCAAACAATTCCATCGCAATCGCGGTCTTGCCCGCGCCATCTTCGAATTGCGCCAGTTTTAACGCGATGTCGTTCATCACCTCAGCCGGATCGCGCAGGTTGCCTGCCGTATCTCGTGCATCCACCCCAAGAAACTGCAAAGCCTTGGTGGCGCCGGCCGTCTCGTCATCCACTCCGGCCATCCCCTTGGCCAACTTGGCCAGACTCCCGCCGATGTTTTCAAGTGTGGTGTGCGAAATGGTCGCCACCGCCTGAAATCCCGATAGCGCCTCGACACTGGCGCCTGTTTGCTCAGACAGCCCCTGTAAAGCGGCCGCAGCCTCCATGGTTTGAAGAACAAACTCCTTGATAGCGGCAACCGATGTGACGCCCACGGCAAGCGCAAAGGCTGACTTGGCCACATTGGCGACACTTTGCAATGAAGCCTTCATCTCATTGGCGTGCTTATCCAATAGACGCGCGCTTTTCCCCAGATCCGCCTGAAACTCGGCCGTTTCAGCGGCAAGCTTGACGACTAGGGAGCCAATATCAGCCATGTTTTTTCAGTCTATGAGCGAACATGGCCTTGAATTGGCGAATGTTCTGCTGGGGTTGATCGGGTTGAGGCTGCTTTTTGATGAACGGCATGAAATCATCAGGTGCGAAGGGCCGGGTATGCGGAGACCGGTGGGCGTTGGCAAAGGTGGCCGCAATCAGTCCGCCTCTAAAATCCGCCCGAAACTCGCCGAAAGGCTCCAATTCATAGAAGGCCATCCACTCCGAGAGTTCGTCTGAGCCAATTTTTTGTAGCAAGTCGCGCACCGTCATGCCCAAAGCCAGCGCCAGCCGAAAGGCAAAGCGGCGCACCGGCCGGGCATCTAGGCTTTTTTTGCGGCGTCGACCGCATCCGTGCCAATGCCGTTGACGCGCTGGGCAACTGTAAACACCCGATCCAGCGCGCGAGCGCTTTTGTTTCCCAGGGCAGCCACCTCGGCGTCAGTAAACAGTCGCGTGCCTGCTGCGTCGCAAAGCGTGAGCGACACCAGACGCGCTCTGACGTTCTCCATGCGACCTTCTTTACCGATCAGGCTCGCTTCAAAGGCATCCCGGTCAGCTCCGGTCATCGTGCGCACCATCACGTCGCCTCCCCACTCTGGAACGGCAATGCATTCCAGCGGCAGATCATTGGCGGCAAGGATGGATTCTTTGCTTAGCAGGTTCATCGTCTTACGCCTCCGTGATGTCGCCATCGATCTCAATCGTCACCGATGCTTCGACA